CGCCTTATTCTCAAAGCCCTCGGCAAACTGGGTCATGGTATACATTTTGCCCTGCATGGCTTCGTTCATAAGAATGGTGACAATCACCTCACCTTTTCGATCCTGCTCGGCATCGTGTTTTGCTCCAAGATCGACCCGAACTAGCCGTTCGTTCATCGGATTGATCTCCACCCACTCACCATTGACCTTGTCGATCAGCTTCGGCGGCAACGCGGGCCCATTGCGCAACTCGATCTCCAGCTTGCGTTGGGGGCTTTCCTCGTCGGGCCGGTGCAGGATCAGGCCGGAGGTGTAGAACCCGCGCAGCGCACTGGCGCCGGAGAGTGCCAGAAAGGGATCATCCTTCACCTGCTGCTTGCTGAGCTTCTTGGTGTGATGGATCAAGATCACCCCGCAGTCAGGGTCGATGTGGTCGCGCAGGACTTCCACCCGTTCCTTCAAGAAGAACATCATCGCACCGTTGTCGTTTTCGCCGCCGCCATCAGGCCCGCCATCGAAGAGGTTCCGGATCGGGTCGACGCAGATGATGTCGACCGGGTCGGTCGGGAAAGCCCGCCGGATGGCCTCGGCCACGCGCATGCTACCCTCGGTGTCGAGCAACATTTTCAGCTTTGGCGTGGCGACGAAGGTGTCGCGCCCGGCAGCGAGCACTTTTGGCGGCAGCGCAATCTGTTGCAGACGTTCACGCAGGTAGTGATACTGGATTTCAGCCTGCAAATAGAAGATCCGTAGCGGACGCGGCGGGGTGAAGCCGAGAAATGGCACGCCAGCGGACATGTGCACCAGCCAGGAGATCAGCAGATCGCTTTTGCCGACCTTGGGTGCACCGCCCAGCACCAGCAGGCCTCCGGGCGTCAGCACGCGGGGTGCGATGATATCAGCGGGCATCAGGCTCTGGTCATCCAGCAGCGCACCCAGCGTGAAGGCTGGCATATCATTGGGCCCAGGGGCGGCGCTGTCGAGGCGGATCAGGGGTGCCCCGTGCTTTTCGACATGGAGGGCCCAGAGGCGCTCGGACTCGCGCTTGAGCCGCTCGACCGGCCACTGGGGCCGCAGCATGGCCGCGTTGTAGCCGCAGATCGCCGTCCATCCCTCGTCCCTCGAGAGGCGCCCGTCATGGACCATGCGGATGAAGTATCCGATCGCAGCACTGGCACCCTCAAAACGAGACCAGTCATCCTGGCCACCTTCGCGCACGGGCGTGACAAGGACATCGCCGACAATTGGCTTGTCAGAGACAGAAAAGTCTGGAGAGAGATTGACCCCCGGCGCGGGCGGCATGTCGGCCACGGCCTCGATGAATTCGCCAAGATCGCGTTCAATTGCCTCGTTCATCTCCACGATCCGAACCTGCGTCTTGAGGTTGTTCTTGTAATAGACCGAGCCTGCCACCCGGATCGGCTGATGGGCAGAGCGGAAGTGCATGTCACCGCCGACCTTGGCCGCGATGTCACCGCGTAGGCGGCACACCCGGCGGATATCATCGCCCTCGGCAGGCTCGCTGAGTTTCCACCAGACATGGGCTTTGCGCTGCCCATCAGGCGTAACACCGCCACTTTCAACGACCATGGTCGGTGCGCCCAAATGGCGCTCCAGGTGGGCCCGCTTGGCGGCGATGTCACCGGTGTCGATATCCACGACAACAGCCTGCATCTGCAGGATTTCAGCCGCCTTGGCCTGGCCGGGGGCAGCGACTGTACCGGGGATGACGTAGACCGCCGCCCCTTCACGCCAGCCCCATGTTGCGAACGTCGTCATCTTATCGCCGGTGGCGGCATTGGCCTCGATCCAGATGTTATGCGGACGGCCATCAATGCCTTGGCCCTTGTCGATGAAGCTGCGCACCGGGATCAGCCCGTCGCAATAGCCGAAGACTACCGCCATGAACTGCGCGATTTGCGCTGGGTCCGGCTCGTCGCCGAACACATCCACTTGCGAAACGGCATCGTTGAAATCCCGCCATGGATTGAAATGGATCAGGTTTTCTTTTGGCTGGTCGATGGGCGGCGGCGTGTCGGACGGCGCGTGGTGATCGTCTTGATCGTCGTGGTCAGTACTCATTTTGGATCCCTCAAATTGATCTTGTGAACGGGGCGGGTCTTTGGGTGTGTCGGTCATGCGGGCATCCCCCAGCAGCGCTCGGCCCACGGGCAGAAGCGGCATTCAAAGAAGTCGCGATTTTGGGCTACGCGCGGCAGCAGCTCGCCCGCGTCGGTGGCCTGCAGGATCCGCACGCCGCGGTCGGACATGCGTTGCGCCAAATCCGCATCAAACGGCACCAACTCGTGGTGCATCTCGGCCGTGTCCTTGTTGATCGCGGTGAACAGAGCAGGTGCGGCGCTGATACCGGGCACGCTGGCCTCCATGTAGGCTTGGTAGACCGCTATCTGGGCGGCATAGACAGGCTTGGACTTGGTGACGCCCTCCTTGACGCAGAGCCGCCAGTTCTTGGCGTTCATCGTTTTGCATTCCCAAAGTGCGGGCACGCCAAGGCCAAAGTCCTCTGGGCCTGCGGCGATGATGCCATCGACATGGCCGCGAATGCGCCCACCGGCGATAGAAAAGCCAAACTGGCCGCCGTCAGGGCGATTGCCCTTGCGGGTGTAGAGATCAAAGCCAGCCTGCCGCAGCCAAGCCACCGCTAGATCCTCAAGGACATGGCCGATGGCGAAGATGCGCAGCAACTGGCCAGAAAAATCCTGACCCTCGTCCTTGGGGGCATGGGTGAACTCGAACTGCAGCGCGCGTTCGCAGGCATGCCCAAGGCGCGAGCCGCCGAGATAATCGCGCGGGATGCGTGCAGCATTGTCGGCAGTCAGGGTTGCGTCGACGGCGGCGTTCACCTTGTCGGCAAAGCTGGGCCTGTGATTATAGTCCAACATCAGAATGGGATCTCCGTATCCTTGGCGATCAGAGCCATCTCAGTGCGGAATGCCGCAATGATCATGACGATCAGCTGGTGCATGTCGTTCTGGGTCAGCTGACCCAACGGCCGATTCCAGCCTATGCGCTCCATCTCGGGCGCAAGCGCGCGCATGACGGCGGGCAGCGCCTGCGTTTCCTCTTCGGTGAAATCGACCATGTTCAATCCTTTTTGGGCTTTGAGGGTGAAGGCCGCCTGGCAGCCCATGGAGCAAAACCAGCGCCGGGTTTGGTGCGAGCGCGGCTGATGGGGATCGAACCAACCAAAGCCCCGTGTGGGAGACGTGCAGACAGCGCAAAGGCTTGGGCGCAGATGCCCGTTGCGCGCAGGCAGCGCTCGATCCTCAGCCGCTGTGGGCGGGGATAGGATTTGCGCGACATGGCTCACGCGGCCTCCCGCTGGCCGAGGGCGGCGGTCATGACGAGATGCCGGATAGCCCGCTTGTTGAAAGTGAAGGTCATCAGCGCCGAAGCGTGATAGCGGGTCAGGCCATAGTCTTGCCGATAAGCGGGCGGCAGATATTGCAACTGCTTGTCCGTGGCGGCCTGTTTCAGCCAGCTGCGCGTTTTGAAGGCGCTTTCATCTGTCTCGAGCTCGTTCAGCCAATCATCGGCTTGCGCGAGGCAGACGGTCCGCTCACCAATGCCCAGCAGGCGGGGGTTTTGGCCCTTTGCGCCGCCGACCGCATGCCAGCGCCCTTCCAGAAAGAAGATGCCGCCCCAGGCGTTGAACCCGTTGGCCATGAGCGCATCATCGGCCCCGAAGAGATCGATCCAAGCGAAGCTGGACCGCTTCAGAAGGTCAATCTCCGTCATGATGAAGCTGCTCAGCGTCCCATCATTGGCCTCTTGTGAACGCAAGTCCTCCTCGCGCTCAAACACCTCGCCACAAAGTGGGCATTCAAAGCAGGCCAGAGGAATGTCGGCGCTACATGCCGGGCACACCTTGGTCGGCGCATCACCGGCTTCAGTTTTGCCGTCGAGATCGACGTCCTGTTCCAGCGTACCGTGGATCAGGCTCGACGTGCCAAAATCCAGCACGACGCAGTCGGTTTTGATAACGCCAGGGTGTTCCTCCAGATCGATGGTGCGCAGCCCTCGACCCACCATCTGGATCATGGTGGATTTGTAGGATGAGGGCCGCAGCAGCACGACGCACGAGGTCGGCGGGTGGTCCCAGCCTTCAGTCAAAACCGAAACGTTAACAATCACGCGGACCTCTCCAGCGGCATATGCTGCCAGGACCTGGCGGCGATCCTCGCTTGGCAGATCACCATGAATCAGCCCGGCAGGCACATCTGCGGCGTTAAAGGCTTCCGTGACATGCGCGGCGTGAGCGACGGTGGAACAGAGCACCACCGTCTGCCGGTCACCCGCTTTCTCCTTCCAGTGGCGGATAACCTCGTCAGTGACCGGCGCGCGGTCCATGATCGACGCGACCTCCGCCATGTCGAAATCCGCCGGCGACTTGCGCACAGCGCGCAGCTTGTCCTGCACACCGACATCGATCACGAAGGTGCGCGGTGGCACCAGATGGCCCGAGGCGATCAACTCGCCCAGACGCACCTGATCGGCGACATTATCGAATACCTCGCGCAGACCCTTCTTGTCGCCGCGGTTTGGGGTGGCGGTAACGCCGAAGATCCGCGCGTCAGGGTTGGCATTGCGAACATGGTCGATGGTGCGGCGGTAGCTTGCCGCCACCGCATGATGCGCCTCGTCGATTACCAGCAGATCAAGCCCGGTCTTGGCCCCATCGATCTGGGGCGAGAACACCTTGCGATTGAAGTCATCGAGCTTCTCGTCGAGGATGCCGACTAACCAGATGTTCTTGCCGCGGGTGTGCTGCAGATGGGTGAGCCAAGCGATCATTTCGCGGCCATGCAGCCCGTAAGCCCCCCCGGACATCCGGCTTGCCAGTTTTTTCCGAGAACGCCTCGGGCTGGCCCTTGCACCATTGAAAGCACAGCCGCCCGGCAACGGTGATCGAGTCCACGAACAGCGTCTCGTAGCGTTCCAGCACGGCGGGATCGCCGAACTTCTGGCAAACGGCGGCGTGATGCGCCGGGCTGTAGGCCTGATCGTCGCGCAAGCTGGGGTTTGGGCCACCGATGAACACGGCGAAATCACGGCAATCCATTCAGGTACGCGGCCGAATCGTGTCGCCCTGCCAGCCCTCGATGGCGAGATCGCCCGCCTCGAGATCCATGAACAGGGCCGTCGTGGCGTTCAACGACCACAGCAGCGAGGTTTTCCCAATTCCGCTGCCCCCGAAGATGCAGCCCTTGATGCCGCGCGGTTCGGCGAGTCGTTGATCAGCAGTTATGATTGGAAGTCCGGACATCGACATGCCTCCATGTTTTTCTGTTGAGAACAAAGCAAATGGCGGGGCGGCTGACACCGAGTTTATCGGCGATGCGGTATGTGGACAGACCGTTCTCCCGAAGCCGGAAGGCGCGCCTGACAAGTTGCTCATTCAGCTTGGCCTTTGGATTGTCGGTGCCGCGCAAGAGCGGAGGTTTGGATCCTCGATCCTTGCGGATCATGTCCGCCAGGTTGTCCTGCTGAGTGCCTACAAAGAGGTGATTGGGATTGACGCAGGCCGGGTTGTCACAGCGGTGGCAGATGACTTGTTCGGGGTTCAGCGGCACCGCGTTGAAAATCTCGAAGGAAAGCTTGTGTGCCTTGATGTTCCCTTCGCCGCGCCGCCCGCAGCCGATCACGCCATACCCATTTTCATTCTTGGCACCCGTCCAATCCCAGCAACCAGAATCGCAGAAGTGGACGTATCTGACATAGCGCATGCCAATCGATGCTTGCTGTTTTTCCGTCATTGGTCGGCCCCCTGCGCGAGGATCTCGACCTTCAGCGTGCCGGTCCGCACCGTGCGCGCGGGCTCGAAACCCTGACGGATGGCGTCAGGCCAGGCGACATAGTTGCGTTCCGGCACCTTGAAGCTGATCTCGACATATTCGGCAGGGTCGTCGCCAGCGGCGCGGATACGCTCGACCATGGCGGCAAGCCGGTTCTGATCCCAATCCACCCTTTTCGGCAGATCGGCGACAATGGTGAAATCACCTTCGTCAAAACGCACCGTGCCAGTGTCCTTGCCGGAGGCGCTGCGCACTTCGGCGGCGCGGGCGGCGAAACGGACCTCCAGCGCGGTGTTGAAGCGCGCGGTCACCGCCTTCATCTGTTTGGCGGCCGCGTCGATCTCCCACTGCAGGACGGCGAGCAGGTCGACTGGAAGCAGAGCAATTTCACCCACGGGCAGATTGATCACCTCGTTGATGTCGGGAGTGTTGTCGGGAGTGTTGTCGGGAAAGGGCATTTGGGTCACCTTGTAGGGAATGGGGGGATCAGGCAGCCTCGAGCAGGCGCACCGAAAGCGAGGCACTAGGCCTTGCGTGGCTTGCGCCGGGCAACAGCGATGTAGGCGAACTGGTCGGGGCCGATCCGCGCTTGGACGAGGTGGACCAGATCCTGCTCAGAGGCGCGCAGCGCGGCAGAGGCCACTAGGCGCAATGCGCGCTGTTGATCGGAGGACAGCTTCGAGACGATGCCGACCGCGTCGACCGCCAGAAAGCCGCGATGGTAGACCAGCGTCTCGCCGGGCTCGGCTTGTGCCACCCATGCGCAGAAGGCGATCTCGTCGGTCGATGCGTGGATCGGTGCCACATGAGCAGGCTTGAAGCTGGCCATCATTATGCCGCCCCTGCCCCAACGACCGAGGTCGTGTTCTGGCGCAACTGCGCTTGCTCAAAGGCAAGAATGTCGTCGAGACGGTAAACCACCCGCCCGCCGATCTTCATGTAAACGGGGTTTTCCCCGACCCAGCGCCAGCGTTCCAGCGTGCGGGGCGAGATCGTCCAGCGCCGCGCGAGGTCTGTCTGAGTGAGGCAAGTTTTTTGGTGCATCGTCGTCTCCCGGTGTTGGTTGTTAGGAGCAAGATGCGACATTCGGCAGTGGGATTTCGTCAGGATCAGAGGGGGATGCGGAGGGGGATCACATCAGGCTCGCGAAACAAGGGGCTGATGCCGGGAGGGGGATCACCATCCCACTGCGGCCCCACACCCCATCCCCCATAGCAGTCCGCGGAGAGATCGAAGCCCAGCCAGAAGTGCGACCGGTCAGACGCCTGCGAGGCTGTAGAGCCCGCGCTGATCCGAGGCGATGAGGTCACGCCAATGCTTCTGCGACTTGAAGACGTCGGACATCTTCAGGCTTCTCGAGCCCGCTGCCGCCAGGATCGCCTTTCCGCTCAGCCAAGGGTTCCCGGCACGTGCGGCGTCATGCAGCACGCGCACAACTTGCGCCTAGATCGGGCCCAGCCGGAAATCGCGTCCCTGGCAGCGGACGTTGTGATAGTCCGGTGACGCGTGAAACGTTGGCAGCGCAGCTTCAGCCCGCGCCCCGGAAAATCCTGATTTCGCTTCGAAACGATCCCGCTCTTCGCGGTGGAGCAGCAGATCGCCGACATTGAACAACACCGGTTCCGCGTCGTCCCAGAGTAACGCACAGTCTGCTTTCGGGGTTCTACACTCTGTCACAACCAGTTCGCCGCAACGAAACAGCCGAAATGCATCACGCGCGTTCAGATCCACGAGCCCGCTGAAGTACTTTCGTTCAAGCGGAACACTGTAACGTCGGCCATCATCCGTGGTCTCGTGATCGCCGAGCTCGAGCGGCAGGCCAAACACCCGCACCGACAGACTCAGCTTGTCGTTTTCTGCAAGGTAGATCAGGTCTGCCTCAGGCATCGACCAGCGGTCGAGGATCTCCGGGAGGGTAAGATAAGCCTTCTCGATCTCCATCTTTTTCCCTCGAATCCCGCACTAGTTGTTTACCTTATGTTCTAATGTCTTGACGAGCACCAATCAATCCTGTTTTATCCTATTTAATCCACGGCCCCTTGGGGATAACATGACAGACCACCACACACTCTCCGACCGTTTGCGCGCCCGCGCCGATCAGCTGGGCCTGGCACCGGCCCACGTCGCAGAAATGGCCGGTGTCAACCGCTCCTTCGTCTATGACATCCTGCGCGGGCGATCCGTGCGCCCCGGCATGGACAGGCTGGCTGATATTGCCCGGGTGCTGAAGGTGGATCGCGACTGGCTGATCCACGGCATCGGCGAGGTCGAGGGCGCGTCACCCTTCATCGATAATCCCGACGATACCTTTGTGGCGATTGCCCATGCCAGTCCCCGCCCAGCCATGGGCGGTGGGGCCGTCGTGGACGAAAATGGCGACACGCCCGGCCGGGCCTATCATTTCCGCCGCTCATGGATAAAGGACAGCCTCAAGGCCAGCCCGTCTCAGCTGCGCATCATGCATGTTGCGGGTGACAGCATGGCGCCGACCCTGCTCGACGGCGATACCGTGCTGGTAGACATGACCCGCCGCACGCCAAACCCGCCTGGGATCTTTGTGGTGCATGACGGCATGGGGCTGGTTGCCAAACGGCTCGAACATATTCCCAACAGCGATCCGCTTGCCGTGCGCATCATATCTGACAACCCGCTTTACAGCCCGCATGAAGGCACGGCGGAGGAGATCAATATCATCGGGCGTATTCGCTGGTTTGCCCGGGAAATGTGATAGACAAAATGCCAGTCAGCAGCACCATTTGGTGTCTTCCAAAACAAAAAAGGGCTCGAGGGATTTTCCCTGAGCGCAAATCAACCGTTATTAGATAATGTGTCCAGAGGGCCAGCTTTGTCAATCACTCAGTCACGCCATGGGGTACGGAAAGGTCAATATTAACGGGTGCATCCGCTGGTCTGTTCTGAAACTGTAAAAAGCGAATTGAAGACGAGCCGACGTTGCAGCGACCGAGCTGCAAAATGGGGTAAGGGCGCTGAACGGGAGCAGAATGGACGAGAGCCGAAAAGAACGGGGTATGCGAGAAGCGCCAGCGGCATTCGTGGCCGCAGGTGATCAGCGCCACGAGGTCCTTGCCGGTCTCGTCGAACGCGTGACCTTCCACAGCCAGGACTCCGGCTTCTGCGTGCTGCGTATCAAGGCGCGTGGCCACCGGGATCTCGTCACCACTATCGGTCATGCGGCGATGATTTCAGCCGGGGAATGGGTAACTGCATCAGGCGAATGGACCAATGATCATACGCATGGACTGCAATTTCGTGCACGGTTCCTGAAAACCTCCGCACCGACATCGCTTGATGGCATCGAGAAATACCTTGGCTCCGGCATGATCCGGGGCATCGGGCCGGTGTACGCCAAGCGGATGGTCAAGATGTTCGGCAAGGACGTGTTTGACCTGATCGAGGTCGAGCCCGCGCGCTTGCGGGAGGTTGAGGGCATCGGGCCGAAACGCGCTGACAAGATCACGTCTGCATGGGCCGACCAGAAGGTCATCCGCGAGATTATGGTGTTTTTGCACAGTCATGGGGTTGGGACCGCGCGGGCCGTGCGCATCTTCAAGACCTATGGCGTCGATGCCGTGCAGGTAATGAGCGAAGATCCCTATCGCTTGGCGCGGGATATTCGCGGCATCGGGTTCAGGACGGCGGACCTCATTGCCGAGAAGCTCGGGATCGAAAAGACCGCCATGATCCGTGTGCGCGCCGGGATTTCCTATGCCCTCACCGAAGCGATGGGGAACGGTCATTGCGGTTTGCCGCTTGCGGAGCTGATCCCGCTGTCCATCAAACTGCTCGAGGTTCCCAACGACCTGATCCAGACAGCCATCGGCCTCGAATTGACCGAAGGTACCGTGACGGCCGACACCGTGACCGATACCCCATGCGTTTTCCTGAGCGGGCTTTACCATGCAGAGAAAGGTGTCGCGGATCGTTTTCGCCATCTCGTCTCGGGCCCTCGTCCCTGGCCAGATATCGATGCCGACAAGGCGCTGCCCTGGATCGAAAAGAAGACCGGTCTGACCCTTGCTCCGACCCAAGCTCAGGCCATTCGTCTCGCGCTTCGCTCAAAGGTCATGGTGATCACGGGCGGCCCCGGCGTGGGCAAGACTACAATCGTGAACTCGATCCTGCAGATCCTTGCGGCGAAAGCGGTCACGCTGCTGCTGTGCGCCCCAACCGGGCGGGCGGCCAAACGGATGAAAGAAGCGACTGGTATGGAAGCGAAGACCATCCACCGCATGCTGGAAATTGATCCGAAAACGTTCGGTTTCAAGCGCAACGAGGAAAGCCCGCTGGAGTGCGATCTGCTGGTCGTTGATGAGAGCTCGATGGTCGACATCTCCCTTATGCATTCACTGCTCAAGGCCGTGCCAAATCACGCTGCGGTCCTGATCGTCGGAGACATCGACCAGTTGCCCTCAGTCGGCCCTGGACAGGTGCTGGCCGATATCATTGGATCGAACGCGATTCCGGTCGTGCGGCTGACGGAAGTGTTCCGCCAGGCCGCCCAGAGCAAGATCATCACAAGCGCCCACCGGATTAACCAAGGCCAGATACCAGACCTGACCAAGCCGGATGGCGAGAGCGATTTCTATTTTGTGCCGGCCGAAGACCCGGAGCAGGCCGTCGCTCGAATTCTGGACCTGGTAAAGAACCGGATCCCCAAGCGCTTCGGCTTGGACCCCATTCGGGACATCCAGGTTCTCTGTCCAATGAATCGGGGCGGTGTCGGTGCCCGCTCGCTCAACATCGAGCTTCAGGCCGCCCTGAACCCCTTGGGGGAAAACAAGGTGGAGCGCTTCGGCTCAACCTTCGCGCCAGGCGACAAGGTCATGCAGATCGAAAATGATTACGACAAGGAGGTCTACAACGGCGACATCGGCTACGTTGAAAGTATCGATCAGAACGAAGGAGAACTGACCGCCAGTTTCGACGGCCGGACCGTGAGCTACCTATTCGGGGAACTCGACACGCTGGTGCTGGCCTACGCCGCGACCATTCACAAAAGTCAGGGGTCAGAGTACCCCGCTGTCGTCATCCCGGTCCTGACGCAGCACTATGCCATGCTTCAGCGCAACCTGCTTTATACCGGGATCACCCGTGGCAAGCGTCTGGTGGTACTGGTCGGCCAACGCAAGGCCGTGGCCATCGCGGTGAAAAACGTATCGGGGCGGCGACGCTGGTCCAAGCTGGATGAGTGGCTTGGACTCCCTCCGGCAGCTGCGCGTCAGCTCATGGAATGA